ATCTGAATTACAGCCGCTTCAAGCGACGTTTCGTTCAAATCAGCAGGAGTGCTTGGGATGTTCGAGTTCGTGCCACCAGAAACCAATGGGTGCGAAGCCGAGAACAATGGTTGACCGTCACCGCCAGTGTAGTCGGTGTCGAAGCCGTTGTTCAAGACTGCAGCAGCCTTAGTTTGCTTGGTGTAGGCCATGGCGCGAGCCAGTGCCTTCGTGTAACGCGACGACAAGGAGTCGTACAAGTTATCTTCAATCGCTTCTTCCGTGAGCGAGAACCCGAGGGCAATCGTTTCATGGTTGTAGCGAGCAGTGAAGACTTCCTGTGCGTTGTCGTACGCGATGGCCGAACCTTCGTTCTTGACTGGAGCAGCCGAGAAACCAGAAAGCTTTGTTTCTTCTTCGAACGAACGCTCGGAAGTTTCAGTTTCGTAGATTTCTTTGTGCTCTTCGCCGTAACGTGCATACTCGAGGCCGAACAAAGCGTTCAGTCCGGGCAACAGTTCTTTAAGAAGTTGTGCGCGTGAAATTGCCATTGTTCAGTCTCCTTATGCCAGACCGGTTGGGTTGAGGTAGCTGTGGGTGCCTTGGTTCCACTTGACGATAACTTCGGTGTAAGAACCGGGGTTACCTGCAATAGCGGTCTCAGGAACAACGTCCACAACGCGGATTGGCCACGTCGAAGTAGTACCTTCGGTCGAGTCTACACCGACCTTAGAGTTACCGTTCGAAGTTGAACCTACGTTGTTCGCACCGTTAGCGAGCTTGAGGTTCGAACCAACAGCAGCCTGTGTTACATAGCTGACAGTGTTCGAGTTGGTACCAGCGCATACAGCGACCTTGAACAACGCATCAGGGTCTTCCTGAATGTACGCTGTGACGTCACTGATGTTCGTGGTGCCGGGGTAGTACTGACGGAATGTCAGACCAAAGGTTGGGTCCGTATAGGTACAACCGAGGAAAACACCGACTGGGGTTGCAGCGTCTGTACCAGTGTCCTTGCCAACAGTACCGCCTGCGAGCAACTTAACGACGTCACCATAGAAAATGGCAGTCGAAGAGTTGGTTGCGATTGGAAGTTGACGAGTAGCACCAGCAAAAACCTGTCCGCCAATCAAGTTGATTGGGATTAGCCCGTAAGGGCTGGTAACAGAAGGGTATGCCATTTTATAGCTCCTTTAGCTATTTGCCTTTGCCAAATGACGTCGTAGACCGTTTTTCCCTAAAGAGTGGCATACGAGCGTCGTTCTCACGCATGAAGTTATTGTCCACGGAGTCCATCTGAGACTGGTTTTTGCTAGCGAAGTATTCCTTACGCTGGCGCATCAGTTCTTCTGGTGCCTTGCACAACAACAGTCCTGCGACTTCGATGTTGTCTTTGAAACGGCTGTCAGGGTCTACCAACATCTGGAACTGAGGTTGTTCCTTGATGCTAACCGGCTCCCAACCTTCTCGTAGTTTGGACGAGATATTGCGAGGGTCATTCTGGCCCATTGATGCTACACGTATCCAACGATACGCATAACCTGCTTCTTTGTCCGGTTCTGGCAGGGTCGATGCCGGTTGCCATACTTTTGGACGTTCAGCGTCTGCACGAGTTTCGCGAGGGGCGCGTTCTGCGGTTGCCCTGTTGTCAGCTACATTAGTCATCTTATTTCTCCATCTTCATTAGTTCACGGGCATACTGTTCAGGCGTTAAACCTAGACGTTTTGCGATTGCCAATTGGGACTGCTTCAACACAATCTTTTTGGGGGACCGTGTTCGTGAGGCTGGAGCGACGACCGATGACGCTTTTTGTTCGCGTGCAGCGGGTCTGGTATCACCATTATCCATTTCATCTCCGAAGTACTCGGAGAAGCGACGACGCATAGTTTTGTCTATGACGCCCCAATATTCGTCGGTGCCTGCAAATTGCGGGCCACGTTCATTTATGAGCCTCTGGTGAAGCCCAAGAGCAGATGCAGTCATTTCCGGGTCTGTGCCCCACCACGTATTGCGCTCTTGCCACGCCATAGTTTTAGGGTCAGGCGTCGGAATTTGCACCTGCTGTTGAGGTATTTCTACCTCGTTATATTCCTCCTGTAAAGTAGGGACATAATTTTCAAGTTGTTGTATCTTATACGACGCTTTGTTTAGCTTTTCTTGAGCTTCAATAACGCGGTCAGTATCACCAGCTTCATAAGCATCACGGTATTCCCGACGCGCTTCACTTAGCTCAAACTCCGCAGTTTGCTTATAGCTACCCATCAAGGACTGTTCGCCCTGTGCAAGCGTGCTCTTCAACCTACGGTTCTCTTCGAGAACGCGTTGTGCAACAGAAAGAGCTTCTGCCTTTTCGCGCATCTCGCGTTCTTTTTCACGGCGTTCGTCGTGCCAGACTTTCTTCATCTGTTTCAGACGGGTCTTTACCTTGTCAGAATAGTCTTCAAGCTCGTCGGCTTCTAACTCTTCAACAAGTTCCTTCGGCATTGGCTCACGGCCACGATCTGCTTCAGGGGTATCATCTTCAATTTCAATTTCCGGCTTATCAGCCTCAGAAACGGGGGTTTCGTCTTCGACTTCGTAGGAAAAATCCTCGAAGTCGTCATCATTCTGCATACTCATTTTACTTCTCCTTTGTACGGGTTACGTCCGTTAAGCGCGGGAAATGCCCCGAGGGTCTTCAACAACACCTTCTACGCTGTCGTCGTTGATTAGGCGGAACTCACGACCGTGAATTTTCACACGGCTACCTGCCATTGGGCGGGTAAGGATGAAGTCACCTTCTTGGCACCATGGGCCAGACGGGAAGCGTTTCTCGTCCTTGTAGCAATCTGGACCCATCTTCAGCACCATAAGCACTGGGGTGGTGAGTTCTTCATACTGCTTGGTCGAGTCGGCCTTGAAGATACCGCCAGCGGTCTTCTCTTCGACTTCAGGGAGAGCGCACAGAATGCGATAGCCTGATGGGTCGGGAAGCTGCTTTGCACGGTCTTCTACCGGAACTTCGGGTTCTTTGTCTGCTGCCACAATGGGTTTGCCGTTAAGGCCCACTAACGAGGGGGTGGTGACCCCAACAATATCAGTCATCGTCTTGTTCCATTCTTTGTGCGGCTTCAGCAATGAAACCGTTTGTAATCATAAGCCCGCGAATAATTCCGCAGGCATATTTGTATTCCCCATGGTCCTTTGCGGTACCACGGGCGAGATCGACGCTAAGTAAGTCGATCTCCTCCTGCACCTTTTTTGACAGGTGCATCAGTAACTCATGTGTCATTCATTCTCCTTAGGCATTGCTTGGTTGGGAACGGGTTGTTCACTTTGCATGGCTTCGCGGGCAACTTCGATACCCATACGAAGACCTTCTGCTTCCTGCTTAGCTTCCAATTGACCCTTGGAAGTGGCAAGTTTTGCGCCGACGTTTAGGCCAGCTATCTCTTCTTGTGACTGGATGCGCATTTGCTCAAGTTCGAGGCGGTCACTCTTATCAGCCGCATCAACCTGTAGCCTTTGCTTCTTGAGTTCGAGTTCGCCCTGCTTGATCTGAAGCTCACCCTGTTTGATCTGAAGTTCCTGTTGCTGCATCTGGACGATTGGGTCCTGCTGCATCTGTTGGTTCTTCTGTTGTTGGGCTTCCACTTGGTTCTTCTGTAGCAGTTGTTGTGCTGCTTGTGCCGCCAGACGGGAAACTGCCAACTCAGTATCTTCATCCATCTCAGCGTTTGGCGGAGGCAGTGGTACACCGGCCTGTTCTTCGACCTGCTTGCGGTACTCGAACGCAAGGTGTTCAGCGATGTGGGACTGCATAGATGCCATCATTGCCTGCGCGTTCGGGTTCTGACCCATAAGCTCCATAATCTTGGGGTCTTGCATAGCAGCCGTGTGGACTGCGATGTGGGCCTGATGATCTTGGTAGAGGAACGCCTTGACCGGCTTACCGTTCAGGACATCCATATTCTCAGACACAGGGTCACGCGGCTTCATGTCGTCACCGTCTTTGAGCGGTACGAGTTTGTTAGCGTTCTTGATACCTAGCACCTCAAGCATCTGGCGGTGTAGATAGGGCAAGTCGTAGATTTGCGGCGCGCCTTGAGCCAACTGAATAACTGCCTGATACTGCACAATTTTCTGCGCCATTGTCGCAGCGTTGGGATCAGATACTGGGATAACATCGACATTGTCATAGTCAGACTTCTTAGCCCGACGACTGCCTTCTTCTGGCTCAAAGCTATACGTTTCTGGCGTATAATCGCGGATGATACCCTTAAGAAGCTGGAACTCGCGCTTCATCGCGTAGTGGACGCGTGCCTGCACGGCACTCATCATCTTCAACGTACGCTCAAGAATAGCCAGCGTGGTACCCACAGGAGCCTGTGCAGACATGTCAGACACCTTCATGTCCGCCATACCCGCGAAGCGACGACCTTCGTCTACGATGGTCCCAAGGAGGCTGTAGAGCACTTGGCTTGGCTCTTTATACGGCAGCGGCATGATATTGTCGCGCATCGTACCCGACGCTACGTCCACATCGCGCCATTCCGCAGGGCTTATCGGGGTGTCGTCACCCTTGACGCGCAAGCCCTTAGTTTTGAATCCACCCGGTAGATTAGATAGAGTACCAGCATCGACAAGCTGACGAATAAGGCTGGTACCAGACTTAGCAAAAGCACCAATAAGGTGAATAAGGCCAAAAGCGTAGAAGCCAAAGCCCGGAACGTACGAATAATGTACGAAGTGGTTGCGCTTAAGCTTTTTCTTGTCATCGGGGTTCCAGTTACGACGGATGGATAGGACCGTTTCGGTCTCTTTATCTATGGTAATGACGTACGGAAGCGCGATTTCGAGGTCATTCTCGTCCTCGGAGCGGTATTCATCGTCTTCAATGACCAAATCCACGTGCATTTCCAGTAGTTTATACCGGTCATCGGTCTCTGCACGGAAGCCAAGTTGCTCCGAAATCTTCTGCTCGACCTCATCCATCGAATTGACGGGGTCTGGTAGGTCTACATCACGGTAAAAACCCGAAGCTTGGAGCTTTTTAAGCTCGTTCGGGGTCTTCCGCATCACATGGGTGACGCGTTCAGCGACTTCCAAGCTGGACGCGCCATAAGGTACGACTACATCTTCTGCAGCAACGTACATGGAGACTTGACGACCGAGTGACGGGTCGAAATACACCTTCTTGAATGCGTTACCTGCAAGGCCCAACCCCCACAACATGCGCTCATGCTCAGGGCGATATTCGACCATCACATCGGTCAACTGATAATTCATGTCTTCTTGGACGCGTGCAGCGGCGTCCTTCTTCTCGTTAGTCTCTTTACCGATAATCTGCGTACGCACCGGCCCTTGGGCTGGGAATGTCTCGCTCATAGTCTCGGCTTGGAACTTGACGACAGCCTCGGACAGCAGTGGGTGATGCACACCACAGGCTCCGGGCCAAGGTTCTGTGCGGTCTTCGACCTTCATACCGAGCAGTTCGAGGCCGTCTACATAAGTCTGTATCCAGTCCTTGCGGCTGCTAATATCTTCATTAAACTCGCCGATCAGGTCGCCAGCAAGCTCTGCGAGCACGCCTTCATCCATATCTTCGGCTAGGTTATCGTTAAAGTCGCCCTCATCCTCGCTCGGATCGATCTCGATCTCAAACCCATCCATGCCAATACGGACACTCTCAGGGTCTTCGATCTCGATCTCGATGTCAGGACCCTCGTCCATCTCCATCATCGGAGACATCCCCAGCGGGGCTTGGTTGAGCGACTTATCGATGTCCATTTACTTAACTTTCTTAGCTAAGGTTTTAGCCACTGTGAGTGCTGGAGAAACAGATGCCGCCACTTCGCCTACGCGAACTGCGGTTTCCGCTACGTCTCCGATGAGGTCGAACACGTTCTTTTTCTTTTTAGTCTGCGTCTGGTTCGCGCCTGCTACAGCATCGGCGTATTCTATGCCCTCTGCGCGTGCTTCGTTGAAGGCCGTACGCTGGTCATCCGACCATTTCGACCATTGTGTCTTACCGATAGGAAATAAAGCCTTGACCATTAGTAATACCCCTGATTGCGATTTGACCTAAAGTACACGATATCTTCCGGCTCGTCTAGGTTCGTAGTCACATAACCACCACGCCTGAACCTATGCAGGGCCATAGACACCGTATCGACATAGTCATCGTTAGCTCCGGCAGGAAATTCAGCCACTTCGTCGATCACTTCTTCCGCCCAGCGCGTTGCTGGTGCCCATACCCGCCCAGAGGCAAATATGTCTGCGACGCCGTTCAACCGGCTAATCTTGTCATTACCCCGCGTGGGGGTAAATTCTTGCACCGGTATGCCCATGGCCCGCATCTCGTAGATGAGCGGCGCACCTGATGCCTTCTTTTCAATGATGACGCCGTCTGGTTGCCACTCTTTATATTCTTCGACAGCCACACGCTTAAGCTCTGGGAACTCCATGCGGTCTCGGAAGGCATTCAGGAGGATGATATTAGCCTGTGTGATGCCATTGTCGTCTGGGTGGTAGAACACACCCCATGTAGTGCATGCACTGTAGTCGGCTCGGCTGGTCTTCTCGAACGCCGTATCCCATACCTGCAGGATAAAGTCGCAAGCAGGCGGGTTGTCACTCTCCCATTCCATCCACCACTCGCGCTTGACGATGGCTGCGCTTTCCGAGATGGGGTTCTGCTGATACTGCGCCATCCACTTACTGTTCGGGACGTCGCGCTTAACTTTCTCAAGTTCTTCGATCTGCCAGAACTCAGGCCACAGCGGAGCGCCTGAAGGTAAAATCGCTGGAAATTCAATGACTTCCCACTCATCGAGGCTGTCATTAGCAGCCGCATCCTTGAGTATCTGCCCTGTCAGGTCACGCTTCGACCACCGCGTCATCACGATGATGATGGCACCGCCTGGCTGGAGACGCTGACGTGGCCCTGAGGTATACCACTCGTAGGTCTTGTCGTAGATGTCGGGGTTAGTTTCTGCGATAGCAGCTTCTTGTTCCGAGTGCGGGTCATCGATGATGAGCACGTCAGCACCCTTACCGGTCACCGCACCGCCCACACCGATAGCGAAGTAATCACCCCCTTTCGACGTATTCCACCGACCAGCCGCCTTACTGTCCGCAGCCAGCACGAGATCGGGGAATGTCTCGTGGTACACCTCTGTATCCACCAAGTTACGCACTTTACGACCGAAGCCTACAGCTAGTTCACCTGTGTGCGACGCCTGAATGACCTTTTTATGGGGATTGAGTCCGAGGAACCATGCAGGGAGCAGGTAAGAGGCGAACTCCGACTTAGTGTGTCGCGGTGGCATGTTAATAATGAGCCGTTTAAGCTCACCACGAGCAACGCGCTCGAAGGCATCTGCCATTTTTGCATGGTGCCGTCCCCCTATGAATGTCGGCCAGACCTGCTCTACGAACTTCAGGAACCGCCTGCGCGCCAAGTCTTGTGTCTTAAGCTTCTCTAACTTCTCTAGCTCGGCCAACAACTGCTCTTGCTCTGCCAAGGACAAGGCAGGCAGTATCGTCGGGATGTCGTTCAGGGAGATGTTTTCGAAGGGAGAGGCCATTAATCTTCGCGCTTCCAGTCTTCGTACTTCTTACCCCAATGATTGTTGTAGTGGTTCGACTCGTACAACTTCTTAAGCTCCTCGGTGTATCCGGGGATGTACACCGCTGACTCCTCGGGGGGCTTGGCGTAAGTACGCAGCCACCATCCGATGCGCAGCTTCTTAGTGCGCCTACTCCAGCGAACCTCGATGCGCAGACGACCAAACATCATCTGGCAACCGACCGAACCTCCGTCATTGCGGGGGTAGAAGTTAAACCCTTGGCGGATTTCCTCTGTCTCGTAGCGCCAGTAAATCATTCGCCCACCTCTTCGATGGCGTCCTTAGCTGTCTTGAGCGCCCACACAGCATTTAACAGCGGGTAATGGCAATCCCCGCATACGTCATTCCATTGCGTCACGCCCGCAGGGCCGCGCCCGATATTATACATCTGGGTTCCGGGATAAACAATTTGCGTGTCGTTTGTTATCACGACGCCGCAAATGTCGCAGGTGAGGGTCTGTTCAATTTTCAACATTATTCTTCGTCACCTATATCCGCCAGTTGAGCTTCTTCCATCTCATCTAGCTCGCCATACTCATCGCCCCCTGCGCCACCGGGTGGCACGTACACGCCTAGCTCCTCGTCGAGGTCCATACCCACAGGCGTTACGTCGATGACATCGGCATTTAGCAGGCGTTTGATCCGCTCCTTGATTGCATTCTCAAGGCTTTCTGGCGTGGTATAATTTATAGTTATCTCGCTGCGCTCAGTGAACAGCCCGATATCGCTGTGTTTTCCTAGCAATTCCAATGCTTTAAGCTCATACTTAATGTCGCCGCAGTCGGCGATCTCCATCAGCTTATGGGTAATTGCAGCACGCGCTTGGGCCGCATCAAATGCAAGCATCTGTCCATAGTTACGCAGGAATGACGCAGTGGCATATGCCGTATTTGTTTTTGTCAGGGCTGGGTTGAGGTTGTTTCTGCCTACCGCGTTGCGCTTGGCATCCTTGATGAGGTTCGCAAGTTTCTCTTGATCTGCGGTACTAGGCAGTTCCAGCGGCGCACCCATCTCCACCTGAAGCTCGGCAGTGCTGCCAGCGACTTCTATCTCTTCGATGAGTGTCTTAGGTTTCTCATCATCTAGGCTGTACGGGACTTTGTGATCCCTAGTGGGTTCGACTTTTATAACGGGCATGTGGTGCAGCATCCGGTTTGAGGGAAGCAGTGAAGGCGTGCGTGTAACAGCGTGGAGCTTTGGATGTCAAGTGACAGGATTTTTTAAAAAATA